CCTTTGTTTGTTCAGAATTTATGTTATAATCTATAACATTACTTGGGTCTTTCTTTTCTTCTCATACATAATTAAATCAGATTTCTTCTGCCATTAGTCTAGCATATCATTATAATATAAATCTGCACTATATAGGTTTGTATCTTTCGTATAAGTGTTCATATCATCATCTTGCCATACACAGTTAGTTATTACGAACTTAAACTGTATCCATTGAAACCTACAATTAAGTTTAAGACTTGTAGCAAATGGACTTCTCATATCCCATACTGCACTTAATCATACATCGTTTGATTGTACTGGATGCCATTGCCAATCTTCTGGGTTATCTGTTGTAGCATCTGCTTCTGTTCTATAATAGATATGTATATCTCCACTGTTATCTCATTCTTTTCATAAGTGGTATCCTACTCTTAAATACATACTCTGTTTTATTTCACTCATAGAAGTACCATAATAACACATAGTCTGTACTTCTCACGTAGTTGCTAATCAAGTATTATATCATACTACTATTGGAGTTCTAATTCATCAACTTTGGTATCTATAATTCCTTGTAACAAGTATTCATTTATTATCAGCTCATATAGCTCAGAGTGTAAATCAGTCTTCTACTTTATGCCATAGTCAAAGCACATCAGCATAGTTCTTATTCTTAGCTCAGTAGATATAAACTCAGTTATTAGCAACGAAATAGAGTTTATCATCATAGACACACATACAATTCCTTGTGTCACTATCTACATTTACTTCAGCCTTCTTTAAGATGTAGTATTGGTATCAGTTTAGTAATCATAGTCATCTTTGACTTAGTAAATAATGATAACCTCAATATATTATACTTCATAATATACTAAATCATTCTATTGGTATTATTTCTGTTGGTGCGTCACTTACTTTATCCCATAGTAATACTTCACTACCATATGGCTCATCTACTGCTGTTACCCTAACAAATCATCAAAGCTCATTTATAAATCTGATATAATATCAGTGTGGTATCTCAAATCACACTTGTAGCTGCTTATATATCTCTCTAGTTACCTTCCATAACTTATTAGTATCTCATACACATAAACATATCTCACTAGCATATAGTGGGTGAGTACCATTAGATGCTAATGTCTGTGTCATTACTCCATAATCATCATCACTATCATCTGATGCCGTTTCCAAATTAGTCCAATATAATCAGTTATCCTTCTTATAATATACGTTTGTCTTTGTAGATATATAGATATATCAGTTAAATAACTCTAAATCACATATCTGTTCTGGTAGTGTACATAATAACTCAGTATCTTTTGTGTTGAAGTTTACAGAGTATATATCTTTATTACATACTATTAACCAACCATCTCATTTACTATGTGTTACATTCTTTACCCATTGGTCACCATCATCTCCATCTCATATTATTACTTTAGTATTATTATCAGCATATGCTGGTATTCATTTAGGAAAGATACTCTTAGCGTCCTCTCTAATCTCCATATTATTAGAGAAATAGAAAGAATTTCTGATACCAGTAAAGAGGTCATCAGATAGACCTCAGTTTGCTCATCTAAATATAGGTCAGATTTTAGTATTCTCAGCCATTTGTTAGTAGTTTAAGTAGTTTAAATCTGGTCGATATGCAGTATCAGCCAACTGTCATCTATCTACTATGTTCTGTATAGCCTTATTCTTTTCGCTATCATAGAAGGCTCTACAATTTGCTCTAGCAGTTTCAAAGTTTACTCACATATTTCAATACATCCAATACTTCATTCATTCAACTATTATATAGTGCCATCTTTTATCAATAAAGATATTTTCTTCATTATCAAATACTTCTACATTATATGATGATATTGTTCCAGCAGAAGTTCCAGAATATGTTTGATATACAACTCAACCAGTTGGCTTAGGGCTTCTACTATATACAATAACTCAATTTATAGATTTCCAAGCGTAAGGATATATTGCTCAATCTACGTCATCATTTTTGCTTCTTATATATTCAACTGAATTAACAGTTATTGTCCATAAATCTGGCAGTAACTCTGGGTTATAATCAAATCACCAAATCTCTAATATTGTGCTTTCCTTTGGTGCTGGAATTAAATTAAGCTCTGTTCTTGTTATAAAACAAGCAAGTGGCTCTTTAAACTCTGTTAAACGGTTTAAATCTACTTTGTCAACGAAATGAACTGGCAAATTTCTCCATTTTCAGTCTGGTTTTTTTATCCACGCAGCTTGTATTTTGTGCATAGGGAACTTTTCAGACATAATTCAAGGAGTTTCTGTGAAAGTATATTGAACTTGTCCTCATACTACTGGTATCTGTAATATATCGTATCAATATCAACTATCACTTGCTCTTATTTCTGCTCAGAAATCTTCTATAACGAAATTAAGGAATTTGTAAGCCTCATCTGTGGTTACAATGTCCTCAGTGCATCAAGTTTGCCTTCTTGCTAATGATATTATTTCACTTGGTTTCATAGAGTTTATATTAGATATAAAGCCATACTCTTAAGTTCGCTGACTGCCGAAACAGCCAGCTATTTAAGAGAATGAGGGGTTTACTAAGCAACCAATACATCAATACATCTCTTAGCTCATTCAGTGAATGTCTTAATTCCGTACAAAGTCCAACAAAGATAGTTGTAACCAGTCTTTTTAGGCTCTTTGTTCTTTTGAACTGCAACATCTTTCTGAATAACCATATCTGAACATCCATATTGTCCAGCCCAACAGTGAGCAACTTCTCCTCCTAGAGTAACTCCAGACTGAGCGTATGCTACGTGTCCAGCTGTAACGATAGTTGCATCAGTTCCATCATCGATAGCTTTTGCATTTACAGCTAATAATTTAGCTCTATCAGCAGCATCAAATTCTACATAATCTCCAGCAGTAGCCATTACTCCATTAATCATTCCTTTAAGAGCAGCTAATGTTGGTTTACATTCTCCAGCGCTTGCAGGACTAGCTTTGAAAGTAATAGTTGCGCCATTGATAGTTAATGTATCATTAGCAGCTAAAGAAGAAACTGTAACTTTGTTTGTGTGAGCTACATTGTTAGAAACAAATAGGTTGAAATTTCCCCAAGTTCCTAAATATCCAACTCCTTTCAAAGTTCCTCTTAAAGCAGCATCAGCTTGGTTGAAACCATTAACTAGGTTAGTTTGCTGAATTGCAGCTTTAACATCTGGTGTAATAACGAAAAACCAAGCCTTTGTGTCTTCAATATCATTTGCATTCATCTTAGCTTCTGTTTTAGTGAACAAAGAGAAAGCATTTGAAACTGAAACAGTAATTGGGTTTCCAGCTGTTCCACCCATATCTCCATCAGTCATTGAGTATTGAGCGTTTAATACTTCTTGTAAGAAAGCTCAGTCAATGTCTTTTTTAAGAGCATAAGTCATACGGTCGATGTATTTGTTAGCAGCGTCGTATTTGTTCTGTTTAACATCGATTTCATCGATATATACAGTTGCTTCTTTTGACTTATTTACAACTAAGTATTCGTCAGTTGCAGATACGTCTTGAACTGTTACGTCAGTTCCTTTAGTGTAGTTATTAACTACTACATCAGAGTAATATGGTCTATGTACCATATCTCCATCTCTTAAGACAGCTTGTTCTTCCATTGAAGCTATCTCTCTTGCGATTAACTTTCTTTTAAGTAATCTCTGTGTCCTTGCACTCCAGTACTCTGGACTAAAAGCATCTAAATTGTTTGCCATACTAATATTCTAAATATAATATAAAACGGTTTGGACTATTTTACATATCAAGCAGCAGCTCTTTCAGTCTTTGCCATTCCATCACTCCAAGCTAAGAAGTCATCATCACTCATTTGTGAGAAGTCTTCGTTGCTTTTAGGTGTTTTAACAACCTCTTGTGGTTTAGCAACTCCAGTAAGAGTAGCACCAGATTGTGACTTGTGTCTATACTGTTCGTCCAATAACAGTGTAGGGTCGTTTTGTGCAGCATATAATTGAAATGCCTCACTGTACGATAAGTCCTTTTCAGTTCTTATCTTTTCAATACCTTCTTCGTGTCATTTGGCACTAGGGTATTTCTCATAGAAGTCAGCTTTTTCTTTTTCGGCTTCCTTCTGAAGTTCTTGTGCAGCTATACCTTCTTCTAGTTCTTTAATTCTAGCTTCTAGGTCAGCTGTGTCTTTAGCTTGAGCTTGTAGTCTTTCAACTTCTGCTCTTGCTTCGTTCCTTTGTTTTAGGAGTTTCATAACGGAAGACTGTTTTTCTGTAGTAGTATCAGCTTTAGGTTGTTCCTTAGGCTGTTCTTCTACCTTTTCTTCCTTCTTCTCCTCAGTAGGTTGTTCTACTGTTTCTGCCTTTTCGGCTTCTGGAGTTTCTGCCTCTTGCTCGTCAGCTTTAGCTTCCAACTCCTCAATAGTTCCATCCAATTCAGCTTGGATGAGTTCATCTTGTGTTGGCATAATCGTAACAATTAAAGTATAAAATGTGCCTTATACTAGGGCGAAGGAGTTACAATTATATGTAGGTGCATAATTTAGGCGAACTATACACCCCATATAATACCCTCGACTTGTATCTTTTTTAAAGACCTTCGACCTCTAATGAACTTAGAGCGTCTAATTGTTCTTGAATTTCTGCGTCCTTAACTTCTTCAATTTGTCCTTCCTTAACTTTAAGTTCCTCAGCAAGTTTAGTAGGCAGATTTTCAAAGCATTCTATCCATCGGTTTTCAGCTCTGTATAAGTCTTCAGTTGTGTAAGCATCTTCATAAACTATATTATCTAACTTATACTCGTGTGTTTTTCAAAGAAGTCTATTTATTCTCCAGTTCATTGACTTTTCTAAGTCTGCTACTAGAGCCTCTCTAGTTTCTTTGTCTTTTACCTTTAGACCTCAGATTAACTCACTAATGAATTTAATCTCGTGTCTAATCATATCAGCTTCAGAGTAATAACTTGTTTCATAACCTTTTTCTTCATCTGATATTCATTCTAAGAGTTTCTTGTTTTTTTCTTCCTGTGCTTCTCTTAGCTTAGACACAGCTTTTTCTCGCTCTTTGCTTTCTTTCAAGCTCTCGAGTTTAATAATTAATTCCCTCATTCTATATATATTAGTAATATAAAACTAATTTCCTGTTGGTGTTTCCGTAGGAGTTTCCGTTGGAGTTGGAGTAGGAGTTTCTGTTGGCATAAAGTAATCTACCTCAGCTCTTTGTGCTGTTTGTACAGCTGGGATACCCCATTGTCTTCTCTTTACTTCTTTTTTTAACATTATTGATTAGTTAAGATATAAATCTGATTATTTTCTTTTACTTGCTGTTTTTTTTATAGATTTTATCTCTTTCTCAAGAGATTTAATCTTGTTATTCGCAGCAATTCTATTCAAATTTATTGATGCCTTATCTTTTGTTCTGTCTTGGTTTGGTGTGGCTTTTAGCCATTTTTTTGTCAAAGTGTTGTAATCTTCTCTAGCATCCTGTAACATTATTTGCTTGTTTGTGATTGTCCTTTTCACATCAGATTTCTTCATTCATCTATTACTCGCCACACTTCATAATGATTTAGATAAGTCTTTGTTGTTAGCTTTAACTGATTTCACAGCTGGTTTGGAGATGCTATCAATTTTTTTCTTTATTCATCTGCTAGCTTCTTTTTGCTTTTCGTTAACTCTTCTTCATACGTTTTCCAGATAAGGACTTGTAAATCATCAGTTAGGTCATCTTGCGATAATTTTTTTTGTTGCCATTTCCTCTTTCTCTTAAGAACTAAATAATTGATGCGGCAGTAGCACTTCACTGTCAAGGTATTAAGTCTTGCCTTGATGTGATAGTTTTATCAGCACTTTGCATAGCTTGGCTCATAGCAATATTACTAGAGCTATTAGCCATCTCTGTAAATGCTGGGTTTACTTGCTGTTGTAAAGGTAGTCTTACCATAGCACTCCTTAATGCTTGTAAGACTACATCCTTTGCTTTTGTATTCTCAGCTTTCTGGAAATATACCCAGAAAGTTCTAAGATATTCTTGTGGATAACTGAACATTGACTGTGGTACTACATTTAAGTTAAGCATATCTACAAATCCTAATGCCACAGTTTCATCATTCTCCATTGGTACTAATACATTTATCTCATTTGGTGTCTTTCAGTTACATCTTAGACACATTCTTTGAGCAATTCTTTTAGATACATCTGGAGATGTAGGGTTGTTTAACATCATTCAGAGGTATTTATCCCAGAATATTTGCTCTTTTTCGTTCTTAGACTGTAAATCAGCCTTAGTTGCAAGTATAATATGTGGTATATTTCTAGTGAAGAAGTCATCTTTTCTCAAGGTTAGAGATTTAACCTCGAAATTTGATATAACAACTGCACTTTTTTCATCAACTTCAGAGAAATTCTCTTGGTAACCTTTCCATCGTTCAAACCAAAACCTTTTATCTCACCAAGCATTAACTTTATTGTTAAGTAATCAGATAATATTTGAGTTGGCTTGTGCAATTTGGCTTTCTGTGGCAGTAGTTCTACCTCCAGATACGATACCTTGCTGTAAACTATCAATATTAGTATCGTGCATAGCCTCATTTTCAAGAGCAGAAATCATATTTATGCTATCTGCTTTAATTTGGCTTCTAGGAAGTTCCATTCCTACATTCTGTAAGTTCTCTACTGTATCTACAAAGATATTTCTACCATTAGTTGTAGGCTTTAATATGTCTTCCTTATTCTTAATTAGCCTAGAGTTCCAGATGAAATCTCCACCAAGAGCCTCTTTCTTAGCTTTTATAATATTTAAGTTGAATAAGATAGTCTTTGCTATTTGCTTATCATCCAATTTGTCACAAATACTCTCTCCAAATGGGTCATTTCTTCTAGGTTTCCAATAGTTTAAGATAATAGGGAACTGTATCATTGAAGGGTTTTTCTTTTCTTCCTCTAATACTGGCTCTATTTCTTTTATTCTTAGGATAGTTCTTCTTGCATTTGTAAGAGTAACTATATATTTTTTATTGTTAAAGTTAGTAAAGTGATGATAAACATCTAATGAGAAGTTAGTTTTTAGCTCATCACAGCAACTTGGCATAACATAATTATAAGCTGAAGCATAAGCTACCCAGTTTTGCTGTGTTTCTGGAGAGAAATAGCTTCACACTACCTTATCTAACTGCTCTTTATCATAGCTTCCATCCTCAATTAAGTCCATAATAGTAGTTGTGAACTCAAATCAGTGAAATCTATAACCACTACCATCAAATGCTCAAGTTTGAGAAGGTATAGGGTCTGGTATCCAGCTTAGAGGGTTAATAACCATAAACTTAGGCATCTTTTTAACATCGTCCCAACCATATCTATATCTAATACCTACTCAGAAGAAGTATCTATCTTGTTCCTTCTGGTAGTACATTTGCTGGTATTCTTGGTCTTCGTTATCGAACTCAGCCATATAATTAAGATTATCAGCTTTATCTGCTGACATCCAACCATCTGCTGATGCGAAATTAACAGTTAATCAATCAGTATAAGAAGATGCAATAAGTACATCTTCTGCATTTGCTATCATATTGATATTGATTTTGTTAGGGTCTTTGGCTTGTTTATTCCATCTAATGACCCTATCTCTATACTGGTTTCTTTTATTAACTACATAATCAAATCACGCTTGATATTCTCTATCGATTTGAGCTAGTAGCTTATCTTTATCCTCTTGTGTTAAATCTACCATTCCTATTTTGGAATATAAATTGTATCAATGGGTTGATTAAGTATTATATTATGTAATTCAAGCTGGTGTTTATTTTATATGTTGACATATTTTGAAATAAATCTTAATTTTCTCTTGAAATTTATATTTTTTTAGATATAAAGAAATCGACGAAGAATAAATGATATGTTTATTCGCAGAGATAAGTTTGGGGGTCTTCATCTCTCCATACTTCCACCCTATCGGATACCTCATTAGAAGCAGGTAGTACAATAGTACGGTATGTGTCAAAGCTTAGGTTAACATAAGCTACTCCTATACAGTTTTATGATTATGGTAATGTGCAAATTAATGGATAAATGATGTAATGCACAATAGTTTTAGTCATAATATGTAAGAAATAAGTGAAAAATTTTTAAAAATTTCTTACTAACTGTATAGGGGTTTTGACACCATAGCTTCAAACCTTTCGTTTCCTATTTAAGCAGTTAGTACATAATTATATATAGATATGAAAAATTACAAATTAAAAGATGTTCATTTAGAAAAAAACAGCGACTGAAAAATTTTTGTTGCTATTTGATGAGTTTATGATGAAAGCTCTAACTGATTTTCTACTTTAACTAATCAAGAGATTATAGACTTACTAAATGATGCTGTAATCAACTCTTCTAAGGAATGTAAGTTAAATAAACAGCAGTTTAGAAGCTCACTTTCAGATTTCTCTACTAAATTATAAAAAATCTCTTGACTTTGTTATGTAAATTCTTATACAATTACATTGCTAATGAGGTATCCGATACAGTAAAACGTATCAGAGTAAAAAAACAGACCAGTAAAACCCCAAAATTTTCTAGGTCTGTTTTTTATTTAATACAACAAATCATCATAATCTATTTCATAAGTTCAAGTGATTATCTCACTATCAGCTTCTGTTTCTTGGACTAAGTATATCATTCTAAACATAATAGCATCTGCAAAGTCTGGAGAACGGTTTATCCTTCTTTTGAGGTCTTTTTTATCTTCGATTTTTACCTTTCCATCAGTATCTATTCAGCTTATAAAGATGTTTTCTAGTTCTTCTGAGAGTTTATCTCTAATAACTCAATCAGCATAAACCCTTATTAGCCTCTTTTCCATCATCTCTTTAAGTTTAAAGTAGCATTGAGCTTTTAGATTTGCATAGTTTCTAAGGATAAATCATTTTTTCTCTGGCTCAAATCTATAAGGTCTGGAATTATTAACAAAGTTTGTACAACCTCTAAGCAAGTCCGCCAAACCTCACCCCACTCCATCACTATCTACTACTATATTTCTTCTACTAACTCAATACATATATTCTAAATCTTTAACTCTTGCTGCGATTTCATCAATAGTATTTCTATCATAATGGATAATCTTTATACATTCTAGCCCTTTTCGGATACATATAACTGTCTTATCATCTCAAAGCCTAGCAACATCAACAGATAAATAAGTAACATCAGACTTTTTATCTACATTAGTTTCAAATAAGTCCTCTATCTCATCGTGTCTAAAGAGTTTTCCAGCATCTCAAGACCAGTCAAAGTTTCAGTATAGAAGCCTCTGTTTAGTTACCTCATCAGTTGAGTTTCTAAGCTGTGTTATATACTCTGGGTCTATATAATCATTATCAGTAGCCAAAGAAGGAATAAATGTTGTATCCTCTGGAAGTGTACCACTCTTTCGTGGAGTATAGAAAGTCCTTTTAACTCGTCACTGGTCTGGGTTAAATGTACATAATAGTTTTGGCAATAATCAGTATTCTTTATTCTTTTGTCTGGCTATACGTGTTTTTAAGATAGTAACAGCTTGTTCATCTATCTCATTCGCTTCATCTATAAAACCTCAAGTAAGCTCTAAAGACCCAAATCTAGTAAATAATGGGTCTGCTGGCTGTGTAGCACAATCTAATAAAAGAATTTCGCTACCATTATCAAATCTTATAATATTATATTTCTTATCCAGCTTTCACATAAACTGTTTAGGTATCTCATACACTTGTCACATCTTATAATAAGTATTAATGGTAGTTTTCATAAGGTTACTTAGCTCTCTACGACCTATAAACCACCTTGTTCAAGGATACTTCCAAGCCATATACCATAGCCACATAACTCAAACAAAAGACTTTCATCAACCAGCTCATCCTCCAAATCATATATTCCTATATGTATTATTAGTAAGAGCTTCCCAAGCTTCTGCTTGCTTCTCCGTAAGTTCAAAGTTAGGTTGGAATAGTTTAGCCATTTTGTTTAGGTATAAAGCTAAATATATGAGATATAACATCCACTGTCCATCAATTCCCAAGCATCTTATACCTCTGAGTATTGCTTACTCATTCTGTGTAATTATCAGGTAGTGTTTGTAGCCTTTCACACTCTATTGGTGTCAATTTCCTTATCTTTAATGGGTTATAATCTACTATTGTTTTCAATAAGTGCGGGGTACTTCAATGAGTTCAAGCTGGTATTGTTCTACACTTATCTTCATAAGATTGAATTAAGTCTTGTTGATGTTTTGCATTAGCATTATGCTCTCTTACAATGGCTCAAAGGCTATCAGAAGTCTGAATAGGCTGAGTAGCACAGATAAAGTTATCATCCATTCTGCTTCAAGCTCTTGTGGTTACACTACTTGCTTTCTTATCTCATTCACTAACATTAAATCTAAATCAATTCCCTTGCTCTCTTTGTTTCTTATCATTAGCTATGAAAAACGATTTCATTTTCTCACTTAAATAGTATTTCTCATCTACATTATCTTGCAGTATATCTTTAAGCAATAATCACTTATCTTGTGGTTGTACTACTCAAGGTATATTAGTCCAATAGTATCTCTCTCTATGCTGTGCTGATAGTAAAGCACTATCTATTAGTATTGGCTCAACTCATAACAATTCTGAAATCTTATCTCTAAACTCCTTTTTCATCTTAACATTCTCTAAGAGAAAGTATTTAGGCTTTACCTCTTTAAGAACTCTCACATACTCAAAGAATAACTTACTTCTAGGGTCACTAAAGTTTAGCATCTTACCAGCCATACTAAATCACTGACAAGGGCTACCTCAAATAAGCAAGTCTATATCTTTGTAATCTTCTCACTTAATCTTACATACATCTCAGATTTCTATAATGTCTGGATGGTTTTTAGTCGCTATCTGTATAGCATATTTATCTATCTCACTTGCATAATAAGCATCAATAGATATTCAAGCCTTTTTTAATGCCTCATATCAGCAAGACATTCAGTCAAACAAGCTAAGTATTCTCATCCTCTTTTTTGTTATCATCTAAAATTTCTACCGTTTCCCCCTCTACTACGGTAGGTTGCTTATGTTTAATAGTAATAGTTACTTCTCCAATTCCACTAAATCAAGCATTCTCCTCTTTCTGCTTTCCTACTCATAATCTATTAAGTCTATCCTTTATTCAGTCCATCCTAACAGCTGCTGGTATATCCTCATTTTGTATCATTTCCATTTGTAGCTCTAAACATAACTCAGCATCATCTGCTAATTTCTGTATAAGATATTCCTTAACCTTCTCCACCTTCTTCATCTGCATTCAGTTAGGTCTATCACTATCTATCCATTCTTCTCTATTCCCTAAAGTACCTTTAGCCGCTCTATAAGCAGCAGTAGCATTATGTGACTGTAAATACTCATCTACAAAAGCTTTCTGCTTCTCTGTTAAACCTTTCTTTACGGCTAATCTATCTGGTCACTTATACTTTCAGCTTCAAGGCTTTCAGTCCCTAATAATCTCTCTAGTCCCTACTAAGTTCTTAGTCTTATCGTTAGGTCAACGCTTAACGCTTCCTATTTCTTTAATGCTTTCCTCCATTCTGATTTCTTATAAGTGTTTAAATAATTATCGCTTAACTTGTTCTTCTCCTTAGCTTCTTCTCTAAATTCTTCCATCTTCTTCTTTAAATCTTCTACTTTCCAAGCCATAAACGGCTTCTTACCTACTAATAAGAAATACTCATTTCTAACTTTATCCAATTCCCCATTATTCACATCTTCCCCATACCTCTCAAATAGCTCTTTTTGTAACTTGTTTAAGAAACCTAATACATCCCAAGTAGGTAAATTCTCAAACCTATTAGCATACACCCTATACTCATTAATAAGCTTGAGTATAGCTTCTGCTTTCTCTGAAGCCTCTCTCCTCTCTATACCAGCGTGGTTGTTGCTATTGCTTGTGTCTAAAAACTCAGCCATTTATTTTATTTAAGAAATAAATATCATTGTTCTCTTTTATTTTCTTTTTTTATTTTTATCTTTATATCAATTTACTTTAACTCATAATAAAAATGTATTTAGCCTTAGCCTTCGCATAGGGAATTTATCATAAACCCAGTTTTTATCATCATTTAAAATCTCATCTACTTTGTCCTCATACTCTTTTCTATCCTTACGATTAGCATTGTCTAAAAGTTCTTTACTCGCAAATATAGGAGATTTATATTCTGCTCTTTTTCATCATCCGAATAAAAAGTCGTTTGGAATATACAATGGTCAAAACTGCATCTTAATATGTTTAATAAATAAATTATTCATTAGCATAACCTATATCTAAACCTTTCGCCCTTAAATTATCTAAAACACTCTCTAACGCCACTACCTTATCGTTAGCTTCCTCCGCTTCATTCTTATAATACTCTACATTAGCTTCTAATTCTTGTACCTTCTCGGAATTTTCAGAAGAATTTTTTATCTCCTCCTTTAACTGCTCATTCTCCTTTAATAATATCTTTATAGTATATCCAACTAATTCATCCTTAATTATATAATATCCATCCACACATAATACCTCTCCACGTTCAATAGCTCTATCTAGGTATTTCGTATCCTTCTTATCCTTCCCTAAATCTACTAAGATGTCTGATTTTTTGTTATAAATTCTTAGCGAATTTTGGTTGTAAATTTTCATAGGTACTAATTATGATTATTAAATGTGGTTGGCATTTTTACCAACCTTTTTATACTGATATTTTTTACTATTGCAAGTCTTTTTGAAAAAAGTTGGTATTTTTACCAACTATTTGGAAAATTGCTTGGTGCGCCCGTAAGTATACTATTCCAATTTAATGCCATTTCGTTTGGTTGCTACCCCTCCTCCCTGTCGCCGAAAGCACAGACACGACCACTGAAAACACAGCCGTCAAAAATTTTATTGACAGCCGAGCAAGGTTGGGGGCTTTTACTTTTTGGCTTTTCTTCTTTTAAAATAAAAAGCAAAAAGAAGAATATACCTTATTTATTGCTTGTTTTTGTATATATCTTTTATGTATAATTTTTTAATTAATTAATAATTGTTTATACAATGTTTTATTATTCACTATATTATAATATTATATTATTTATATGTATTTATTATTTATTCAATTTAATATCTTATTTTATTATTCTATTTATTTATTATTCAATTAATTATATTATTAATATTTTGTTTTATATTCTTTTTTAGATTTTTATTGTTTTTCAGATTTTTTCAGATTTTTAGATTTATTATATTTTTTAGATTTTTTCAGATTTTTTTGATTTTATACTTTATATATTTTTTTATTTTGTCAAACTTTTTTTGATTTTTTGATATATCTTTTTAATAGTTTTATCAATTCTAAACTGTATTTTTATATGATAACTAAAAGTTATATGATTTTTTATATTTTGTCTTGTTTTTTTTGATATTCTGAGTATAATACAATTGTTATAATAAATTTATAACTTTTTATTCTTTACCAATTGCACAATGAAAACAACAACATTCAAAGTTAAAAACTTTTACCATTTAAATCAATTTGTACTTGATAAAGATTGAATAAGTATTTTTCAATCATATGACAGTACAATTTGTATTATTGATTATTTCAATAAAGTTATAACTTTTTGAAATGATTATAACTATTCAAAAACAACAACAAAACATTTAAAAATGTTTTTAAATGAATATTTATCAAATGTTTTTGAAAAAACAAAAGATATTGAAAAAATTATAAAAGATTGATTTTTTAATACTCCATATAGTGAATACAAGGTTGTATTAAATTATGATTTATAAAAAATTTTTATTTATTAAAAATAATTAAATATGAAAAATTTAGAGTATGAATTAAATCTAAATTTAGATTTATTAAATAATATAACTTGACTTGAATATAAAAAAGATTGATTAAATCTCTTATTAGATTGAAAAATTATAAACACTTTTGCAGATTTAGAAAATTTTGCAAAATATATAAATATTCAATATTGTAATGAGTTGGTAAATTTTTGTAAAAAGCAAAATTATTGAAAATAAAATTTTAATTTTTAATAAAAACAAAAATGTATAATACAAAAATATTTAATACTGTAAAAGATTTATACAAATTTTTGATTGATAATAATATTATTGACTATTCTTTTATTAAATATGATTTTGAATTAAAATTAAAAACAAAAACAATTAAAAAAGAAAACTATTTTTTATCTTATAAAGAATAATTAAAATGTATAAACTAAATTTAAAAAACTATTTAAAAAATCTATATTATTTAGATTATAACAAGCCAATTTATGATTGATTAAAAAATATAGAAAAAAACAAAAAAACAAAAGCAATAAATTGATATAGATTTACTTGCAATATTGATTTATCACAATTTAATAATTTTAAAAATTTTAATTTTAAAAATTGTTATGTTTATAAATACAAGGATAAATATTGATTAATTAGTTATTGATTTAGTTTTTTTAATAAAAAATATTGCAAAAGTTGGATTGAATACAATAAACTAAATTATACTTATAAGTATTATTTAAAACAATTTAATTATTTATTAAAAAACTATTAATTTTATATTATTAATTATTTTAAAAATGAATAAAAAAATTTTAAATTATTTAAAATCAAAAAATATTAAAAATTTTGAATTAAAATATAATTGATTTAGAAAAATTTTTGAATTGACTATTTTTTGAAGTGATAGAGTTTTATGGATATATTGAATTGATGATATAAAAAGAATTGATGATTTAATAAAAACAATTAATTAATTTTATTAGTTTATTATTGATTGAAAATGAAAATAAAGCTTATTCTATTCTTGATATGATATGTTTATCATTTGAGATTATAAACGTTGTTTAAAATTTTTTATGGTACGGTATAGACTAGCTTTTTACTTTATAAAATAATATTAAAATGAAAAACTTAAAAATTAAAAGTATTTATGAATTAAATAATTATGATTATAAAAAATTATATTTAAAAAGATGAGATGAGCTTGCACTTTTTGAATGAGATAGTGATTATATGATTTTAGAAAATGATTATCCTATATATTTTTCAATAATTTGAAATACTGTATATATTAGTGATGATGATATAGATGATGAAAATATAGAAAAACTTTTAAATTTTTGCAATTCACAAAATACAAAAATAACAAAATCAGGAAATAGTTATAGATTGGAAAATGAAAAATGGAAATATTTTGATGAAAATACACGAGATGAATTTGAAAATTATCATTGATTAAAAATTGCATATAGATGATGAGCTGGATATTGTTATACTTTATTCAAGTATATTGATTAATTTTTATATCTTAATTTATTATTAAAATGAAAAAAACAAGTGATTGAAAATATTGTATTATTGATTGATTGAAAATGATAAATCAATTAGTTTTAGAAAAAAAACATTTTAGAAAATACAAAAACAAAATGAAAATGATATACAAAAAAAGATTA